CTATTTCATATACGGCTAAAAACGACACCGTTGAAAACATGGACATTTTGAACATGTATATGAACGAGGAGTCAAAGTCGGCAAAGGATTTCGAGGTTGGAAACTGGTCTGCAATTGCTGGAACCGCATACCGCCTTGTAGTGACCAACCCAGACGCGGACGTTGAAATATCTCCGTTTAAGATACCTACGTGTGACCCGCGAAAAACATACGTTATTTATTCCTCTGAGGTTTTAGGTCGTCCGCTGTTGGCTGGAATATATTCGGATAGATATGATTCTCTTGGAAACGTTGAGGGGTATGACCACTGGATTTACGATGGAACAAATGAGTATACGTTTACAAGTTTAGGAACAGCCGCACTTGCTGGCGTTATGACGTTTACTGGAGAAAGGCCTCATTTGCTTGGCGAAGTGCCTATTGTAGAATATGCAAATAACCAGTTTCGCATTGGAGACTTTGAGCCGGTACTTGGACTGTTGGACGCGCTAAACAAGTCGATTTCCGACCGGTTAAATGCAATTGAACAAACGGTTGGCGCCATTCTTGTTTTTGTTGATTGTGAAATAGATGAAACAGGCGGAATGGCTGGCGTGAAACAGCGCGGAACCATTCAAGTGAAGTCAAACGGAAACAACAATGTAGACATTAAATATGTTAGTCCTGAGTTGTCTCAGGAAGACGCACAAATTACAGAATCGGCAATCAACGAGTATATTGACCTTGTTACCGGCATACCGAGCAGAAAAGAAAAAAGCGGCGGCGGAGACACCGGCGAAGCCGTGTTTATGCGAGATGGCTTTCAAGACCTAGAACTTGTTGCTCGCGCAAAAGAGCGTCCGTTCAAGGAAGCGGAAAGAAAGGTCATTCGATTGGTTGCGAGAATTATGTCAACCTTTGGCTCTGCGATATTGCCGCAAGAAATTGAGGTTTCATGCGTGAGAAATAGAGTTACCAATATTTCAAGCAAGGCTCAGGCCGCAATCAATCTTACAAAATCTGGAATTCTTGACCCTGAGGATACGATTAAGCTGTTAGGCATTACCGACCAGCCGAAGGAAATGGCCGACAGAGGAAAGGCATACCGCGAGGCTGATATGGCAAGGCGAGCAAAAGAAAAAGAACAGAGTGATTCGGCAAACGAAAATTCAAATGAACCTTCGGGGGCAGATGAATAACGCCGTTCATATATAACACAACGGACTTTCAATGAAACCTACGGGGGGCATTGAAGCACGAACAGGGGGATTTCGACATGGAAGAGAATGAGCAGAAGACAGAAGTAGTCTTGGACGCCGAGAAAGTAACAACGGCGGTCGAAAAAGTCGCCACGAAAGTTGATGTACCGTTTAAGACGTTTACATCACAGTCTGAATATGACAAGGCGATTGGAGAGGCCATAAAAGCGAACGAGGCGAACGCACAAAAAAAGGCCGAAAAATCAATTGAAGCAAGACAGGTTGAACTAGAACAACAGTTAGAGCAAATGCGAAGAGAAGCCGCTAAAGTTGCCGCTAAAGAGGTTTTAATTGAAAAGCAGTTGCCTATCAAAGATTTTGAGTTGTTTCTCGATAAACTTGCGTCTACCGATATTGAGGCCACCAAGACAGCAACCGCCGAATTTGCGGACAAGGTGTTGGCAATTGCTGGCGAAATGTCCAAGCGCGGCGCTCAGGACACCATGAAGAATGTTAATATCCCGAAGGGTACACAGAGCGATTCAGCGGGTTCGTTGACTCTCGAACAGGAGTTGAAGTCGCTGAAAGAACAGTGGGTTAAAAACCCAAACGACAATGAACTGGCGCGTCGAATTTTCATATTGAAAGACCGCCTAGCGAAATGAAAGGTAGGTAATACACATGGCAGAACTTTATGCTAATACTTATGAAGACCCCAATTATCTTGGAGAATTGTTTTTAATCGGAGCGAATCAGACTCCGTTCCTCAATATGATTGGTGGACTTGGCGGCGGGCGCACAAAGGTTACAAGGTCTTTCTTGTTCCCGATTAGTCAGCCTTGGTCGCTTGCGGGCGCTTCTCAGCCTGCTATCACAGAAGGCGAGTCCGTAACCGGACAGAACGCAACAACCACAACCCGCGCACAGGAAACCAACACGGTTCAGATTTTCCAGAAAACCGTTGAGGTCTCTTATGCAAAGCAGTCTGAAATCGGAGCCATTTCCGGCATCGCTTCCGTTGCGACAACGGCCGGACAGCCTGTTACTGATGAACTCGCGTTCCAGAAAATGGCGCAGTTGAAGCAGATTGCCGTTGATGCCAACCATTCGTTCCTTAATGGAGAGCATCAGGAAAAAGGCGACGTTGACGTAGCGGCTAAGACTAGAGGCATCATCACGGCCTGTGTTGGAAACAACGAAGTCAAGGCCTCCGCGACAGACCTCAGCAAGGCGCTTATTCAGGAACTGCTCAGAGCCATGGCGGCGGCTGGTGCCGTTTTCGAAAACCCCGTCCTGCTCTGTAATGCTCTCAACAAGCAGAGAATTTCCGACATCTATGGTTATGCGCCTGAGTCGAGAAATGTTGGCGGATTGAACATCGAGCAGATTTATACCGACTTTACCAAACTCGGTGTTGTTTATGACCCGTCCGTTCCCGCTGACACCGTGCTTATTGCGGATATGGCTTACGTTTTCCCCGTTGTGTGTCCCGTCGAAGGCAAGACAGTCTTCTACGAGGATAAGGCCGCTGCTGGCGCTTCTAAGAAGGGTCAGATTTACGGACAACTCGGAATTGACTACGGCCCGAAGGAATACCACGGTATCATCACTGGACTGACAACGTCCTAATCGAACAATGGAACAAATGATGGGGGCGGCGTGAGTTTCGCCGCCCCACATCTACATTGAAAGGTGGAAAATAATATGGCTTATGATTTTAGTAAATTAAGAAATCCTGTTATCCGCGATTTGGCGGAAGAGATTTTTAGTGTAGTGGACGGCCACGACCATGACGGCGCGAATTCAAAGGCTGTCACCGCTGGAGGCACAGTTGCCGATGGTTCTGTGACGCTTGCAAAATGTGACGCTGGCGTTCAGGCCTCGCTTGAACTTGCGGATACGGCCGTCCAACCTGATGACGTCTTGACACCGAACATTCCCGAAGGTACGCCGACGAATGCCGCCGCTGCCGCTATCGTTATGACCATAGATGGCGTTGCCATTGATGGAGAAACGGTTACGATTGGCGATGAAGTTTATGAGTTTTGTGCCGATGCGGATTCGACTGTTACTGGAGACAACATTCCAGTTGACATCGAGGACTACACGGTAAAGGGTAGCGTTATTCTTACGCTCGACACCGCTCCTGCGCTCGGAGATACATTTACGCTTGGAACAAAGGTATACATTGTTGTTCCTACGGCATCTGCTAACGGCGATGGAGACGTTGCGATTGGCGACGGCGTTCCCGCTTTTAAGGCGAACGTAGTTGCCGCAATCAACGGAACAGACAACCACAATGTCCAGCATCCGCTTGTTACATGCGCAGCCTTTGATGGAGATGACGCGGTTATTACCGCAATTGCTGGCGGAGTGGCTGGAAACGTAGATTCGACAGATACATTCACTACCGGAAACAACGCATTTGCGACCGCTACGCTTATAAACGGAGACGATTGCGCAAAGGCCGATGCAAAAACTGCGCTTGTTGCGGCGATAGATACAGAGTCTGCGATTGTAGGAGCAGCGGCTACCGCTGGCGACACGCTTACCATTACGGCGAAAGCAACCGGAACCGCTGGAAACGTTGACATTTCCAAAACGATGGCGAACGGTACATTTGCTGGCGCGGCAACAAAACTTGCTGGTGGAACTGATGGAACCTTGGGAACAAAGGGCGACATGATGCGAGATGTTACATATTTGTATGTTTGCATCGCGGATAACAGCGTCACTGGAACAAACTGGCGCAGAGTCGCACTTGGCTCTGCATATTAAGCAGTTGACGGGGCGGCAATATCACGCCGCCCCGCTATTTTAACTTGGGGGAGAACATGAAGTTTTACGCGATTGGAAATGTTGTTGTTTGGAATAAATTCACGCAGAAGGCTCTTTGTCGCTTTAAGAACGGAGAGTACGAAACAACTGATGCAGAAGAAATAAGGCTACTTGTTTCTCTTGGATATGAATCTGATGAAGGTAATAATTTAGAGGTCGAGCAGAGTGCGGCAGAAAAAGATGTTGAAGCAGTTGAGGCTGAACCAATAAAGACGGTAGAAAAGAAGGCGGTTCAGACTAGGCGGCCTGCAACAAAAACTGCGGCCAGCAAGTCGAGAGGTATAAAAAAATGAGCATCGCAAGATTAGTAGAGATAGCAGAAAACTATGCTCCAATCTACAAGGTTAATGAAGGGCAGGAGTCCACAAACGCGTATGTTGACGTTGTTCGCTCCTTGGTAAATCGCGGCGGCCTGTCGCATCTTACATACGTTTTCGGCAACATTGGAGCAGGAACCGTTGCGTGGAAGGTTCTTGGCTCAGTTGATGGAACTGCGTGGTCTGAAATAGAGGCAGAAACCACTTTGGCGGCGGCTTCCAGCGCAACGTGGTCTGCCAGCGACGCAGAGATTTCTGCAAGCAAATATTTCAAGGTTCAGGTTAAGTCTAACGTTGAAGATGCAGAGGGCGAAATCACCGTCGTTACATACGCCAGACTGTGAGGAAATAAATGGCACATAGATATTTGGCAGACCTTCGATTGCGAATTCCTGAAACAATTGACGCAGACCTTCTTGACTCGTTTTTGGAGCAGGGAGAGGCTGAACTTCGTGACGCCAGAAACTATCTCGAAGATGACGAAACGGAAGACAGATGGAAATTTGTAATTATTGAACTTGCATTATTCCATCTAAATCAGCAGGGAATCGAGGGCGAACGGCAACACACAGAAGGTGGAATTAGCCGCACGTACAATAGCGTACAGGATATTTTAAGAGGGGTGTCTTCGATAGCAAGGAGTTTTGAATAATGAGAACGCTTGTTCGCGACAGGGAAACTGTTTATTTCGCCAAAAGACTTCCGCCGGAGGCAGAGGTTGATTCTAGCGGTTATGAAACAGGAACAATGCTTGCACAATATGACGAGCCAGAAGAATTTTCGCTTAGAGTTTCTCCTATCACGGAGCAGGGCGAAATTGAAATTTTTGGTGCAAAATCACAGTCCATGAAAAAAATAGTGGAAAGCGTCATAAACACAGACTTGGTAGGCGTAGATTATCTTGATAGCGCATGGATAGGAATTGAGCCTAACGACGAGTTTTCTAATGCAAACTATGTTGTTGCTAGAGCGCCAATGGTTACACCACGTCAAATTGTAATTTTCCTAGAAAGCGTGATTCCAAATGGCAACGCTTAACATAAACGTATTTGACGGGAAGAGCATTATAGACGCTCAAAGGTTGATTGCTGGCCTTGCGAAAAGTGTGCAGGACGCAGAATACGCCGCGGTAACAAAAATAACGGAAAAACTGGCCATGCGGATTAGAGAAAACATGGGCACTTATCCTAGAAATGCCGAGGCGGGAGGCACTTTGGAGGGCTCCTCCGCTCAGGCGTCAATCAGGACTGAATATGAATACATAAAAGGACACTGGCACGGAAGAATTTATGGCGCAGATTATCTGATTTATCTGGAGTATGGAACCGGAGAACTCGGAGCGGCTAGTGTTGCAAACCCCAACCAGCCAGCAGGATGGGCGCATAGTGGAGAGAGTTGGGTTTACAAAGACCCCGTCTATGGGTTTGTAACCACGCATGGACAGCCTGCAAAGCCGTTCATGTATACCGCCAGCATACAGACCAAGGCAGAATTGCCAGAATATGTTGATGTGGCATTTAGCCAGTGGCTAAGGCGCACAAAGAAGGGAAAGGCGATGTACCAATGGACACCTTAGACACTCATAATGTTGTTTTTGATACTGTTAAGACGGCAATTCTTGCGCATGCAGATTGTCCGGCTAAATTAGTCACTGGAAACATCGTTTCTTCTCTAGATGCGAATATCGCCGCAACTCCTAGAGTGGTTATGCAAGAGTTGAATATAATCACAAAATCATATACACTTGATTATGATAATTATAAAAAGGTAATAACGTGGCAAACAGACATATACTGTTCAGGTTCTGCGGCAGAATCTCAGTGCAGGGCGATTGCAAAAATTGTAAATTCGATTTTTCAAGGCGACCTACATTTCGAACAAGTATCTGGCGGCAAGATAGAGTTTGTTGACACGGTTACGAAAAGATACACATTGAGACACACAGGCACGTTTGACGAAACCGACGGCGTGTTCAAATAATGAAAGGCAGGTAATTTACATGGCGACTGGAATTAGCGACATTGGCGCAAAGGTCTGGATTCTGGACGGAGCCACTTATGAGGTTCTCGTTCCTGTATCTGAAATTGGCGAAGTCGGCGGAGCGATGGATAAACACGAATCAACCACGCTTGACGATACTGTTAAGACGTATGAGGCTGGAAGGCGCGACACAAACGAAGTTGAGTTTACCTATAACTACACAGAGGCGAATGCGATCGCAGTTAAGGCGGTTATGGACGGAGAAACAGAGCAGACGCTTTTGATTGTCTACGGCGACGGTTCTGGCTATCTTATTGTTGGCGTTGGAACAGATACTACATCCGCGCTTTCCGTAAACTCTCTGCACAAGGCGTCGTTTACCTTTATTCTCTCTCAGCAAGAAACACATAAAACGGCCACGGAAATCACCGCGCTGTTGCCCGCGTAAAGGAGAGTGATGTAAATGTCTAGTGCTATTTCTGACATTGGCGCAAAAATCTACATCCTAGAAACAGGCTCCTATGACTATTTGTTTGGCGTTTCCGAGATTGGCGAAGTCGGCGGAAGCGTTGACAAACACGAATCAACGTGCACAGACGACCTCGTTAAGACCTACGTAATCGGAAGACGCGACAGTAATGAGATTGAGTTTACGTACAATTACACCGAGGCAAACGCCGTGCGATCGAAAAGTTATTTTGACGGAACGACCGAGCGAACACTCGCCATTGTTTATGGTGAT